GCATTACTCGGTGTTTCAGTTCAATAACTCAAACTACCAATCACCAGGAGGTGAACCCACATGGCATACACAGATTCGTCAGCACTCGCTGGCTTAATCAAAACAGCGTATGACCGCTATGTAGAGTTTGCGCTTCGTTCACAGCCACTGATTCGTTCAGTAGCCGACAAGCGCCCTGCTCAACAGGCAATGCCAGGTTCAAGTGTTGTATTCTCAATTTACAACGACTTGGCACCAGCAACATCAACACTCTCAGAAACAACTGACCCAGATGCAGTAGCACTGTCAGATGTAACAACAGTTGCAGTAACACTTAACGAGTATGGCAATGCCTCACTTGTTACACGCAAGTTGCAACTATTCTCACTATCCGATGTTGACCCTGCAGTTGCAGACATCATCGCTTACAACATGGCTGACTCACTAGACAGACTAGCCATGAATACTCTCCGCCAAGGAACAAATGTTATCTACGGTGGAACTCGCACATCAACTGCGACAATCACAGCATCAGATACAATCACTGCTGCTAATATCCGCCGTGCAGTTGCTAAACTTCGTTCAAACAAGGCTGTTCCTCGTGAAGGTTCACTTTACTGGACAGGTATCCACCCAGAAGTTTCACACGACCTTCGTGCAGAAACTGGCGTTGGTGGATGGAACGACATGCACAAATACGCAGAGACAGGCACAGGCAACTTCTGGGCTGGCTCAATCGGAACCTACGAAGGCGCTTTCTTTGTTGAGACACCTCGTATGTATCGTGGCGTAGATGGTGCAGATGCCACCGCTCTTGCTACAACAGCAGTAACTGTTGCTGGAACATCAGCAGGAGTTACCTTTGGTGTTGCTGCAACATCTGTAATCGCTCTCCAGGCAGAAGCAGGAGATAAGATTTCAGGCACAGGTATTGCTTCTGGTGCGAAGATTACATCTATCGTAACCTCAGGCTCAACCGCAACAATCACTGTAGACACAGCAAACACTGCTGCAGTTACAGCGACAACTGTTGTAACAGTAACTCCTGTTACTGCTAACTACCGCACAATCATTGCTGGAAAGCAAGCGCTTGCTGAGGCAGTTGCACAGGAGCCAAATGTTGTCATCGGACCAGTTACAGACAAGTTGCTTCGTTTCCGACCAATCGGTTGGTATGGAGTTCTTGGCTTCTCACTTTACCGTGAAGCAGCACTTTACCGCATTGAGACTGGTTCATCCATCTCTGCATAAAGTAATTGTAGTTGAGGGGGGCGGGCGAATCCCGCCTCTCTCTCTACACCAACTAAGGAGAAACAGATGGCAGAGTATTTATTTAAAACACCAAGTGTTGAAGAAACACCTATGGGCTGGCACCGTCTCCTTGAGCGTTATTCAATTGCTCGTGGCGTAACAGTAATGATGATAGATGGCATGTATTCTTCCTATCGCTACCCCGCACAAACTCAAATTGCTACAGCAACAGAAACATACTTAGGTGGACACGAATATATTATTGACGAAGCAACTAAGAATCGTCTAACAAATCCAAGTATCGGGGGCAATTATGGAGACTACATCACTGAGTTATGATTGCTCACTTAAAGGGCATATTGGTAAAGTAGTAAAAGATGGATACAATTTAATAGATGGACAAATGTTTCCTAAGGTTGAGTTGTTTGGCTGCACCAAGTGCAATGCCACCTCAACAGAACCATGGTCAGACTGGGGTGTAGTAACCCCCAACTCAGACCATATTGATTCAGAATTTTGCCCATGCTTTGGGTGCAAGGCTAAGACTCTCCAACTATCCCCAGGAGATGCTGCAAGCAATAAGAACATGTCCCAAAAGAAATGGGATAAAGAGTTAAATCTTTATAGAGATGCTCGCAAGCAAGGTATCCAGCCAGCAGGAACTTCTACAAAGCAAGTGCAAAAAGCAATAGATGATTCAAATAAAGTAGGCAAAGCCTACGATGCAAACACTGATAGTTTTAAGGGGTAAACATGACTGCCATCGTAGGTATTCAGGGAAAAGGCTGGGCAGTAATTGCAGCAGATTCCATGACTACCTATGATGACAAACCATACTATGCCAAAGGTATGGACAAGGCTATTCGCAAAGGTGATTACATATTTGCTTTTGCTGGAGATGCTATTGCTGGCAATATAGCGGAGTTCTTATGGACTCCACCAAAAATTATTAAAACAATGCCACTTGATGCTTTTATGCAGGTTAAGGTGCTTCCATCTTTACGAGATGCAATGAAAGAACATGGCTACGAGCCAGATTCAATTAAAGACCCAAACGCTGGCTTTGATGCGCTTATGTGTTTAAACGGTGTTATCTATGAAATTGACGAAGAATACATGTGGTCACGAGATGACCGTGGACTCTACGCAGTAGGCAGTGGTGGGCAATTAGCACTAGGTGCATTAGCCACTGGCTTTAGTAAGAACTCTATAAAGGCAGCAGAATTTGCTGCTCGTAGGGCAATAAAGATTTCCGCTGATTACTGCATAGGTGTCGGTGGAGATATAAAAGTAATCACACAAAAGGGGAATAACATGCCAGCAATGAAGAAAAAAGCAGTATCACCAGCAATGAAGAAGAAGGCTTATGCAATGGCTGAAAAAGTTGAATCAAAATCTGCAAAGGCTAAAGAACTTAAGAAGGGCATGTCAATGCTCAAGAAGAAGGCTAAATAATTATGTGCACATCATGTGGATGCGGGACTAAAACCGTTAATGCCGATGACAACTTTGGAACAATTACACCGTATGGCATCCCTGCCCCTGCGGTCAATAATCCAACTACTCTCGGAGAAAAGTAAGGAAAATAAATGTCAGACCCAAGACTAAAGCGAGCAGGAGTGTCGGGCTTTAATAAGCCTAAGCGCACACCGAACCACCCAACAAAGTCACATGTAGTTGTGGCTAAGTCAGGCGACCAGGTTAAAACTATTCGCTTTGGTCAACAGGGTGTTAGTGGAGATAAGACTCCAACAGCAAGACAAAAATCATTTAAGGCTCGTCATGCAAGCAACATTGCCAAAGGCAAAATGAGTGCAGCATACTGGGCAGATAAGGTGAAATGGTAATGGCTAAAAAAGAAGTATGGGATAAACCAAACCCTAACAAAAAATCTAAACCACTATCACCTGCTGCTAAAGCATCAGCCAAGGCTGCTGCTAAGAAGGCTGGTAGAAAATATCCTAATCTTGTGGACAACATGAGAGCAGCACGAAAGAAGGCAAACTAATGGCTACAGGTTATGCAGGCTCCACGCTCGTTGCTGAGTTAAATAGACTTGCCAATTCTGGCACTTACCCAGACCGCACTCTTTTCTTAGATGCACCAGGAGCAGCCAATAAATGGGCTGGCACTACTGGTAAAGATTTATTAGGAGCATTAAATTACAAGGCTAGTTCATCTCGTCAACCAAATAACTACAAAGGTTTAAACTCAGTATGTAATGAACTTGCAGGAACCACTAACAAGTCAGCAGTATCAGCCCTAAGGAGCATAGACCTGTGAGCACCCTTGAACAGATTACTGACCGTGTAGATACGCTTCTTCATGGCTACAGTTTAAACATGGAATCAACTACATGGTTAACTGGTGCTGTAACAACTACAACACAAACAACTATTTCTGTTAACGATGCCAATGTGGTAAGCCGTGGCTTTATTCAAATTGGCGATGAGATTATGTATGTTAACTCTACTAACAACATTGACAATGTTCTTACCCTTGCCCCATGGGGTCGTGGACAGCGTGGCACTTTAGCAACAACACATAGCAATTCATCTAAGGTAATGGTAGCCCCATTATTCCCACGCTATGAAATTAAGCGTGCTATTAACGACACTTTAAATTCAATGTATCCAAGCGTATTTGCTATTGGTCAATACCAATTCCCATTTATTGCTGCTCGCACAACTTACGATGTTCCAGATGTAATACAAAATGTTTTGTCTGTAACTCATCATGTTATTGGTCCATCTCAAGAGTGGTTACCAGTGCGTGCATGGCAATTAGATAGAACAGCAAACCCAGCACAGTATGGAACAAACGGTGCATTTGGACACACTCTTGGTATCTACTCAGCAGTAGTGCCAGGGCGTATTGTCAATGTGGCTTACTCAAAACGCCCAACACTTTTTGACATTACAGCACTACCATCGGTTGACCAGGAATACTCAACAGTAACTGGCATGCCTGATTATTCAGAGGATGTAGTTGTTTATGGCGCAGCCTTTCGTATGATTTCTTTCCTAGACCCATCACGCTTGGGTGCACTATCTGCAGAAGCAGATGTGCTTGATAATCAGCGTGGACCACGAAGTGGTGAAAACGCAGCACGCTTCTTGTTCAATGTTTACAACACTCGTTTAAACGAAGTGGCGGAAAACCAACGCCGTCAATTCCCAATTCGTTCACACTACCAGAGATAAGGCACCCCCATGGCAGCAGGCGACCCAGGCGTATTAAAGCGGAACTTTTCCGCCACAGCAATTGAAACAACACTGGTTAACTCTATTTCATCAGCAGCAACTGGCGACACAACTACAAGTGTTTCTGTTGTATCTGTTAGCGGTTATCCATCAGTTCCATATACAATCATTATTGACCCAGATACAAACAAAGAAGAAGTAGTTACAGTAACCGCTGCATCATCTACAACTCTTACTATTACTCGTGGTCAAGATAACACCCTTGCAGTTGCTCACTCTGCTGGTGCTTCTGTGCGCCATGGTGTTTCTGGTCGTGACTTTAAAGAAGAACAAACTCACATTGCAGCCCGTGGTTATGATGCCGATACTGCTATTCTTTCTAACGCTGGACAAACACATGTTCACGGACTTCAAACTGGCGATGGTTCAGTAGTTGGTTCTACTCAGTCTGTAACCCTCACTCGCAAAACTCTGACAACACCAACTATTAACGGTGCAACTATCAGTGGCGCTTTTACATCTACTGCCACAATAACTGGTGGAACTGTAACCGCTGCAACAATTACAAGTTCAACCGTAACAAGTTCTACTATTACATCTGGAACGCTTGGTTCAAACCTTGCTGCTGGTGGATTTAAAATTACTGGACTTGGCACACCTACAACTACTGGTGATGCTACAACCTATGAATATGTAAACTCAATTCTTGGTTCAGCCACTGCTGCATCTACTTCTGCTGCTTCTGCAGCAACAAGCGCTACATCTGCTGCTACATCAGCAACAAGTGCAGCAGCAAGTGCATCAGCATCTGCTTCAAGTGCAAGTGCTGCTGCAACTAGCGCATCTTCTGCTTTAACTGCACAGACCGCTGCAGCCACCAGTGCTACCAGCGCTGCTGCCTCAGCAACGGCTGCTGCTACTAGCGCTACAAGTGCTGCTGCCAGTGCTACCGCTGCTGCTACTTCGGCTACATCGGCTGCTGCTAGTGCTACTACTGCTGCTGCATCTGTTGCAGCAATTTCAGCCTTTGCAACTACAGCATCTAATTCAGCATCTGCTGCTGCAACATCTGCATCAAGTGCTGCAACAAGCGCTACTGCTGCTGCAACATCTGCTGCCAGTGCCGCTACATCAGCAAGCACAATGGCTGCAAGTGTTACCGCTGCTGCCACATCTGCAGCATCTGCTGCTACTTCCGCAACTGCAGCAGCCACTTCTGCTACATCAGCAGCAGCATCGGCTACCGCTGCAGCAACTTCTGCAAGTAGTGCTGCTACTTCGGCTTCATCTGCTTTAACAAGCCAAACAGCAGCAGCAACATCTGCTGCCGATGCAGCAACAAGTGCTTCATCAGCAGCCACAACTTATGACAATTTTGATGACCGATACCTAGGGTCAAAAACATCTGCTCCAACAGTAGATAACGATGGCAACCCACTTATTACTGGTGCTATGTACTTCAACTCAGTTTCTGGTGTTATGTCTGTATGGTCAGGCAGTGCATGGGTTGCAATCAATACAACCAGTTCTTACTCAGCACCTACTCTTGGTAGTACAACTATTGGTTCTGGTGCAACTGTTACTACAATTACAGCATTAACATTGAACAATAGTACGCTTACAGGAACCCTTACAGCGGGTGCTTCATCTGGAGTTAACGGACAATATCTACAAACAACAGGCGCTGGAGTCCAATGGACAACATTAGACCCGCTTCCACAAGTCCTCATGTTAGGAGGGATGTAATAAATGGCAACTACATACAAGGTGCTGGGGCAAGTCACTCCAGCAGCAACAACAGCAACAACGCTATACACAGTACCTTCATCTACACAGACGGTGGTATCTACTATTTCTGTGTGTAATCGTACAGGAGGAGAACTATCGTTTCGTATTGCAATTCGCCCCGCTGGTGAAACATTAGCAAATAAGCATTACATTGCTTACGATGCAAAAGTTACTGGAAACGATACAACATTTATTACAGTTGGAGCAACGCTTGGTGCTACTGATGTAATTACTGTTTATGCATCAACTACTGATTTATCATTTAATGCCTTTGGAAGCGAGATTGCCTAATGTCTGTATCTAAACTTTTACCTTCTAGCGGAGCAAATGATTTTAATATTGCTCTTGGGGGAACTTATACAGCAGTAACACTTTCAAAAGAATATCCTGCAGGTGGCTACAGTATTGTTTCAGCATCTGGAGATGTAACATTAGATATTTATGCTTACAATGCTGATGGCACTCTTGCTGTATATACTTCCACAAAATCAATGACAGCCACTAAAAGTTTTAATAAAATAGTTATCCTTGGTGGGCAAAGTGGAGATTTGCTTTCTTTTACATCTAAGTTAACTTTCATTTCAACCGATGAAACATCAGAAGTTACAGCAGGTGCGGTTGCTACAAGCGTAACCCCATCATCTGCACCAGGAATAAACGATACATTTACTTTAACTGGTCGTAATTTTGCATCAAATGTAGCGGTTACATTTACTTCTGCAAACACTACATATACTGCAACTGCTGCTAAAGGTATTGTTCGTTCTAATGCTACATCTTTAATTGTAACTAGACCAGACAATATGCCAACAACATACAGCCCTTATACTTTAACTGTTTCTAATCCAGGGGTTGATGCGCCAATTGGTTCTAATTCGCATATTTTATCAAATGCAATTAGTGCTGGTAATGCACCTGTTTGGGTAACTGGTTCAACAGTTAACTTGACACTTAATGCATCTAACACTATTACATTGTCTGCAACAGATGCTGACCCATCAAGCACGGTATCTTACTCTATTGCTTCTGGAACATTACCAAGTGGATTATCACTTAATGGTTCCACTGGTGCTATTACTGGTACACCAACAACATCACAGCAAACTGTTACTTTTAGAGCAACAGATAATGGTGGAAACTATGTGGATAAAGCAATTAAGTTTAATGCTAATCCAGTATGGACAACTGCTGCTGGTGCATTAACTATTGCTGTTGTTGGTACTTCATATTCACAAACAGTTGTAGCAACAGATGACAATGGTGCAATTTCATATTCTGTTACTTCTGGTTCATTGCCAACTGGTTTATCTTTAAATAGTTCTACTGGTGTTATTAGTGGTACAAATGGAGCAACTGCTTCAACAACATCAAGTTTTACTATTACTGCAACAGACACAGAAGGTGGCTCAACAGCAAGAGCCTTTACAATTTACAACGGAAGTTATATAACAACAACACTTACAGCAGCAAGTGGAACTTGGACTCCGTCAAGCACGCAATCCATTGAGGCTTTAGTTGTTGCTGGTGGTGGTGCGGGAACTTTTGACTCTGGTGGTGCTGGTGGAGCAGGTGGGCTTGTTTACCACTCATCACTTTCCGTAACCTCTGGAGTTGGAATTAGTTATACCATTGGTTCTGGCGGAACATACTCAGCATCTACAACACCAACTACTGCTGCTAATGGCACTAACTCTACCTTCGGTGCAATTACCGCAATCGGTGGTGGTGCTGGTGGATTTAACAACGCCGCTCAACCAAATGGTTCTAGCGGTGGTTCTGGTGGTGGTGGTTCATCAAACAACAATGACGGTATAGGTGGTAATTCAACTCAAGGAAATAGCGGTGGAGGAACTGGATACGGCAATAGCGGTGGTGACGGTGCAACTACTGGGGCATCAGGTGGTGCAGGTGGTGGTGCAGGTGGTACTGGTGCTAGTGGCACTACTAGCAACACACAACCACAAGGTGGCGTAGGTCGCCAATACTTTAGCAACTGGTATGCAGCAGGTGGTGGTGGTTCTATTTCAGGAAGCGGTACTCAAGCATCACCAGCATCTGGAGTTGGCGGTGTTGGTGCTGTTTACACAGGTAATGCTGCCGTTGCTCCAGTAGCAAACACTGGCTCTGGTGGTGGAGCATCCAACCAAAACGGCGGGGTTGGAACTGCTGGCGCTGCTGGCGTAATCGTTCTACGATACATAGGATAAGGAAAAATAATGGAAAATCAATATAGTGTAGAGCCTATTGGCGAACCTCCATTTCCTTCTTGGGCATGGAAGCATAATGGATTGCACGGATACTGGGATGCACCAGTTCCACATCCAGCGTATGTTGAAGGAACATGGTCTTGGGATGAACCAAGCCTTTCCTGGATTAAAATAGGTTAATTAAATACCACCTGAGCATGTGGCTAAACTGCTCATTATTATTTCTAATATAAGGAGATGCAGTGGCTAGTCGTTCACCCGATATATCCGAGCGCACGATAATTGATTTATCTGGTCGCCTATCTACATACTATGATTTAAACGCTAACGCTTTTGACATGGCTGTTGGTGGTTTGCCATTTATTATGGCAGTAACAGACAACACACCTTACAGGCGACAAACTGCAGAGTTTCGTTCTCAGCGTGTAGACCAAATGCGTGACCCAGGTGAGCACACCCTTGGTGGTTCAGGTTACTGGACTCGCTCACAATCTTCTTGGCACTACGGCGAGGGTATTCTATTTGCCGAGCCATTGGAAGGTAACGATATGGAAGTTCGTTTCCGCTACCGTGATTCATACGGCGTAGATGTGTGGACTCCAGGTGAAGTAAGCCTACTTAATAAGACAACACTTGTTCAGGCTTTTGCTGGAGCGTGCAAGATAGATACAGGTGCTACCACAGCAGGCGTTGCTTTCCTTATTGCTACGGACTTAGCAACATACACTTCACAAACCACAGCAATGTATAAAATTACAAGTTCAGGCACATCAACAGCCTTTGTTAACTATTCGTCAATTAGTAACGAAACCATCCTTGACACCACATCTGATGGCACATACTTATATGTGGCTACAACTGCTGGTATGTATGACATTAAATTATCTGATGGAACAACACATAAACAATATACATACAATGGTTTAACACTACAGCAGGTGTCACTTAGGTATGTAAAAAATCGAGTTGTTGCTGGACTTGCATTTACTAATGGCACCCACGCAGCCTACGAATTATTGTTTCCTGATAAAGGCGCTGGTGCTGCGAGTGATATTAAAAAGACAATGCTTGCATCACATGGAACTCAAATTGATGGCTCGACCGCCATGCCAACAAACTGGGTTTGGTCGGGAGTAACCGAAGGAACTAATGCTATTTACATGGGTGGTTATGCTGGCGACCACTCGGCTATTTTTAAATTGCAAGTAGATAATACTGGTGCATTAGGCACGCTTATTACCGCTGCTACCATGCCACGAGGTGAAGTTGTTTTATCTCTTTACACATACCTTGGCGCATACCTTATGATTGGAACTAGCAAAGGCGCTCGTGTTGCAACACTAGACCAAAACGGTGACATGCAATACGGACCACTTGTGTATCAAAATGCAAACGGTGTCTATGACTTTGAAGGTCGTGACTCCTACATCTGGGCTACTAATACCAACGGAATTAACACCAACTCAGGCACTACACGCATTAACCTTGCTCAACCAATTACATTATCAGGCAACCCTGCTCAAGCCAGTTTTAGTGGTGTGTATGCCCGTGCAACAGATGTGTTTGCCAATGGTATATCTGGCACAGTAAATGCTGTTCGTATATTTGGCGGTAGTAATCAAGTTGCCTTTGCAATCAGTGGTTCAGGTATCTGGTTACAACATCCAACAGAGTTAGTTGAATCAGGACAGATTCGTTGTGCTCGTATCCGTTATGACACCATGGAAAACAAAGCATGGAAGCGTATCCGCATCCGCACTACTGATGACTTAGCAGATGGCGACATTGAAATATTTAAGATTGGTCCAACATCGGACACAGTTATTACTACGCTTTACGAAGGTAACCCTACTACTGCTGACATTGACTTAGGCGATACTTATACAGAAGCAGGACCAGATGCATCGTTTAAACTTATTCTTACTCGCAACTCTACCGATGCAACAACTGGTCCAGTAGTAGTGGGTATTGCTGTTAAAGCATTACCAACACCTACCCGTGCACGCATCTTACAAATTCCATTGTTCTGTTATGACAAAGAAACAGACAAAACAGGCAACATGATTGGCTATGAAGGCTACGCAAGAGAGCGTTTAAACGCACTAGAAACTATTGAAGCCAATGGACAAACGGTTATTCTTCAAGACTTTAACCAAGGTGGAGAGCCAACCGAAGTTATTATTGACCAAGTTACATTTACTCGTTCTAGTCCATCAAGCCGTAACTACACGGGTTTTGGTGGCATCATCCAACTCATAGCCAGAACGGTTGTTTAAACATGACACTTACCGATTGGGCAGCACTTGCAGTAGCCCTTGTAACTTTAGTAGGCAGTCTTGCAGCAGCAGTGCGGTGGATGGTTAAAAATTATTTACAAGAACTTCGCCCGAATAGTGGCTCAAGTCTCCGTGATTCCATTGATAGATTGGAACGACAAGTTGAAGAAATATATCGCATCCTTCTTTCTCGCAATAACTCTTAGTGGTTGCACTTACCAAGGCTGGGTTAGATACCCATGCCAAGAGTTTGAGAACTGGGAAAAGCCAGAGTGCAACCCTCCTCAATGTGAAGTAACTGGCACATGTTCCTCCGATTTATTACCAGAGGTGTTTGATGGCAAGGAATAGATTTAGTCCAGAAGAATTGCATGCTCGGTTAATTGTTACTATCGGAATTATATTAGCAATTGTATTTGCTGGTTCAGTTTTTGCTTTGTTATGGGCTTTGGTATTTGTAACACAGCCAATGAAGCAAGCACCTAACGATGCTGCTTTTATAGAGTTGGTGTCTACCCTTACTGTATTTCTTACTGGAACATTAACAGGACTGGTATCTGCCAATGGATTAAAAAGTAAAAAGAAAGATGAGGATAGTAAATGAAACCCGTAGTTAATAAAGCAACTCCTGCTGCGCTCGCCGTGCTACGCCAAGCAACAGCATTGAAACCACTTCGGAAGAAAGCCTCAGACGGATTGCTTCCAAGTGCTGCTCATATAAAAGCCAGCCCTAACTCAGACCACAACACAGGGCTTGCCGTTGACCTAACACACGACCCTAAGCAAGGTATTGATTGCGCTGAGATATTTGAGAAGTTAAAGGAAGATGCACGAGTTGAATATTTAATTTTCCAAGGAAAGATTTGGTCAAAGCCTCGTGCTAAAGAAGGCAACCGTAAGTATACAGGTTCCAACCCACACAACAAACATCTTCATATTTCTATTAAGCCAGAACTATCTAAGGACACAAGCCCTTGGTTTTGGTGGCTTAATCAACCAAAGATTGTTAATCAGGTGGTATCAAAGGTGATGCCAATACCTGCTAAAAAGGCATACAGTGCCGAAGTTTGCACCTGTTGCAAGGTGCATAGCAATACTAAATAAAGGAGCAATAAATGAACCCACAGTTCAAGCAAGCAGCACTATCTTGGTTCCGAGCAGCAGCAGCAGCAGCAGTTGCATTGTATGTAAGCGGAATCACTGACCCTAAGCAACTAGGTGCAGCAGCACTAGCAGGTCTTGCAGGACCACTTCTTAAGTGGTTAGACCCATCAGCCACAGAGTTTGGTCGTGGCTCTAACTAATAGTTTAAACAGATTAGCCCCTCGCTTTTTAGCGGGGGGCTTTTTTGCTTTCCCAATCTTTATTTTGTTGGGTCTTTAAGCGATGGCAGTTAGCACATAGTGTCTGGAGGTTTTCTGGTTCATTGTTTAAATGGTCGCCATCTATATGGTCAACATCTAATTGACTACGATGTTTGGCAATAAAGCCACACAACTCACAGTAATCTTTTTTATTTTTAAATTGACTAGAGCGATATAGATTATATTTATTTCTACAAGACCACCCGTATTGTTTCTTTTTTAATCTTGCGGGTCCACAAACTGCACAGATACCCCATCGCTTATCTGGGTTCTTGAGTAGCAGCCTATGCTGCTTAGGCTTATCCGCCTGTGCTATAGAAACCTGAGGCATTGAACTTCACTGGTGGGCTGGTCCAAATACGAATCATTAACTGGCTACAACATGAACACATAGGCGCATCAGCCTCGGCATGTATAGAGCGTTCTACTTCTACAGTTATCTCACACTGTGGACACTTGTATTCATACCTACTCACGAGTATTAAGAATCTTTTTTAGTGCGTTTAAACGGCGAAGTCTGGCTTGTCTTTCCCGTTCTACTCCACGGTTAAAGCCAAGTCGGTAAAAGAAATATCCTTCAATCAATACAATCAGAATTAAAATTAGTTTCATTATCATCCACTGGTGTCGGAACGGTAACCAATGCGCCACAGTCAGCACACTTAGCATCAGTAAACCATAGGCTTATGTCATTATCTTCAAACATGCATCCAACTTGGAATACAAGATGCCCACAATTTAGGCAAACACTTGAAGGTATACCACGCAAGTTCACTTGGGCTGGCTTCGCTCGCCTCTTGACGAGTCTCGCTATTACACCCTTACGCTGCACGAACAGGAGTGTAGTATGCGTTTAAATTACATGTGTGTAATTAGGCTTGGGCGTGTCGCACAATAGAGCAGACTTTGTGCAGTAGTCTCCTCTATTGAAAGGAAGATAAATGACACTTGAACAAGTTACAGGTAAGAACTATGTCAGTCACTCAGCCCTAAATACATGGCTTAGTTGTGGCTGGCAATTTTATCTGTCAAGAATACAGCAAGTTCCAGAACAACCATCCTACTGGTTAGCAGGTGGCAAAGCAGTCCATGAGGCAACGGAATTATATGACCGTTTATACCATGGCACTGACAAGCAAGACACCTTCTCATCACGAGGAGCATTTGAAGCCAACTGGGAACTCAACTACAAAAGTGCAGACAATGGCATGGAGTGGCGAGCAGGTGGCAGGGCTACTAAGGCTAATCCAAATAAAGAGGATGCAGCATGGTGGTTAGAAGCAGGTCCTAAGATGGTTGATTTTTGGACACAGTTTAGACAAGACAGTGGCTTCAATATGTATCAGTTACCTGATGGCAGTGAGGCTATTGAAACAGAACTTAATCAGGAAGTTGGGGGAGTTCCACTTAAGGCTTTCCTTGACCGACTAATGGTTGCACCAACTGGTGAGTTGATAGTAGTGGATATTAAAACAAGTTCTCGTGAACCTGCATCCCTTACTCAACTTGGTATCTATGCAATTCTTGTAGAGAAAACCATTGGTGTTCGACCAGCACTTGGCTCATACTTTATGGCTCGCACTGGGGAACTTACTGCTCCTCAATCATTAGACCGTTATACTGAGGCACGCCTCGGTTCATGGGCTAAGGGCTTTGAATTAGCCATGGAAAATAAAATCTTTATCCCACAAGTAAGCACCATGTGTGGCACTTGCTCTGTCAATGCTGCATGTTATGCAGTTGGTGGTAAAGACTCGCACCTCTACCCTGAAATAACTATAGGAGAAAATAAATGAGCACAACGGAAGCAGCAATTCAGATTAACTTCAAGACAAAGAAAGATGGCATGTTGATTAACCTTCGTGCCAACGATGCTATTGAACTTGATGGTTTACTAGATGCAGTTACACAACGCCTTGCAACATTGATTGATTTAGAATCAACAGTTGAATCAATGGCACAACCATCATCACCAGCACAAAATGCAGCAGTTGCTGCAGTTACACAAGCATTTCCTAATGCAACTCCAGTTGCAGGCTATAAGCCAGCAGGTGGACCAGCACCACAGTGCACATGTGGAGCAGGAGCAATGCGTTTAGTTCCAGCAGGAATTGCTAAAGCAACTGGTCGCCCATACAAGGGCTTCTATGCATGTCCACAACCTCAGGGTCAGGCTTGCCAAAACAAGGTGCCTGCATAACTCATGCGCCTACTCAGCCGTGCTATTAAAACCGCTTCGCAAGGAGGAGCAACACTACCTGTAGTGTGGCAATCACTTGCAGCGCAACAAATAGCAATCCGTTACGGCGAGGTAAGCATGATTGCTGGACCACCAGGGGCAGGCAAGTCAACACTTGCTCTGTCCTTGGCGGTTCGAGCAAAAGTTCCAACCCTTTATATTTCTGCAGATACACACTCACATACGATGAGCCTTCGTCTACTTGCTTTGCTAACTGGCAAGCATCAGTCAGATGTTGAACCATTGATGGAACAAGACAGAGACTGGGCAGCACAAATGCTTAAGCCTGCTGACCATATTATGTGGGAGTTTGATTCATCCCCAACGCTTAAAGATATTGAAGATGCAGTCCTTGCATCTCGTGAGCGACTGGGTGAAGATGTGCGTTTAATTGTTTTAGATAACGCAGTGGATGTAACGATGGACTCACAAGATGAGTGGGGTGGATTGCGAACCTTGATGAAGGAACTCAAGTGGTGGGCTAGAGAAACTGGAGCAGCCGTTGTTGTGTGTCACCACACTAGCGAAGGCGTGCCTGGTAATCCATGTCCTCCACAAAAAGCGCTGCATGGAAAGGTGGCGCAGACTCCGAGTTTAATTCTTACCGTTCATAATCAGATTTCTACAATGGGAGTCTGTGCAGTTAAGAACCGTTATGGTCCTGCTGATGCGACTGGTGGCACACCAGTGTGGTTGTCGTATGAACCAGCATCCATGCAAATCAACGATGTAATTACATACGAACCAATGCAGTTAATTTAGGAGAACACATGAGTAAGTGGGAACTTACAGTAGTTGAAAATGCAGGAGAAATAGAAGCATCAAAAGTCACCGATGAAATTGCAGTGCAAACTGCACCACTTCTAATTGACATCAAGGCTCAGTTAATGATTGCTAAGCCTAAAACACTTACATACACCGTTGGTTGGAGGGCAATTGTTTGGCAAAATAAAGAGACTGGTCAGTTCAAAGACCTATCCGAAGCAGAGCACAAAGAATATATTACAAGCGGGTCTATCAATTCCACAGGAACAGATGGCAAAGATGGTAAACAAGATGAACCTACCATCGGAGATGAAGGAAGCACTGCTTGAAGAACTGCCTCAAGTAATTGAGCAGATGGAGGAAGTAGCCAAGAAGGTATACGACCCCCATCAAATATGGTTAGAGGCAATGCAGTTTGCAGATTATGTAACACAATTATCTAACCATCTTAAAGATGACCATGGCAGAGATTGCATACTAGACATAGCAGAGCAGTTAACTAACATGTCCAACTCGTTTAAACAAATGGGTGAAAATGCATTACAAGTTTTAGATGAAGCGGAGATACACAATGGCTAATAGTAATCAGGAAACATTATCTCTTGGTTGGTGCGATAACGGTATGGTAGATGGCAAGTTTGCCGAAGGTGTTATGTATACCACAGTTACTGCACCCACCCACAAGATGGCAATTAACAATGTTATCCGTGTTCAGGGTAATCAGATTGGCAGACAACGCCAAGCCTTGCTTGACATGTGGTATGACAAAGTAAAGACAGACTGGTTGTTATGGGTTGATTCTGACATCGTGCTTACTGCTGAAATTCTTGCCATGCTATGGAAAGTAGCAGACAAAAACACTAAGCCAGTTGTATGTGGCACTTACTTTATCTCTAAACAAATGGAATCATCACTGATGCAACCTATGCCTGCTTTGTTTAATGAGGTAAGCGAATACGAAATTAGATACTTACATCCTCTACCTAAAAATGAAATAGTAAAGGTTGATTGTGCTGGCTTAGGTCTTACCCTGATGCATCGCAGTGTTGTTCCCAAGTTGCGTGCAGTGTCTCCTGACTACTCACTCTTTGCCGAGAAGGAGGGGCTGGGAGATAAGTTTGTTGGCGAGGACATCGTGTTCTTCCGTAACTTAAAGAAGGCAGGTGTTGATGTGTATGCACACACAGGTGCCATTGTTAAACACATGAAGCGGTTTGCCTATGACGAGAATTACTATGCATTGTATTGGCAGGCTGCAGCAGCAGCAGAGAGGCAGACAAATGGCGAGCCAGCAGCAGAGTAATAAACGCAGAGGTGCATCGTTTGAGATAGACCTTGCTGATTGGTTAATGACTCAAGGTTTAAACGCACAACGACTACCTCGTGCAGGGCGCAATGACATTGGTGATGTATTTCTACCAGCAGTCAATGACATTTATGTTATCGAAGCCAAGGCACCACGGCGTGATGGCAAGGTTGACCTATCGGGTTGGCTGCGTGAGGCGTATGTAGAAGCAGAGAACTATCGCAAGTCTAAGAACATGAAGGTAGCACCAACACCATTGGTGATTATCAAAGCATCTAACAAAGGAATTGAGGATGCCTATGTAGTTCAAAGGCTAGGTGATGTCATTGCAAAACTCTAAGCATGACATCGTTAAAGTCCTTGAACATTATGGTTTTGAAATACCACATGGAAGGCGTGGGTGGTTCACACTGCGCTGCGCTTTCCATGGTGATAGAGTTAAGTCTGCCCGTTTAAACATAGACAACGGTGGGTTTCGTTGCTTCGGATGTGAGATGGCTGGAGATGTTTATTCACTGATAATGAAACGAGAAGGAGTGGGATTCAATGAGGCTAAGCAAATCGCAGAAAGAATTACTGGAGAAGGCAACGGAGAGTTACGCTCAAAACCTACAGGAGATAGTTCCATACCTACAGAGCAGAGGTATCACAGAACAGACAGCAATTATGTTTCGCCTCGGCTTCGTAAGAGAGCCTGAGATGGGGCATGAACCTTATGTCGGTAAGTTAGCAATCCCTTATCTCACCCCAACAGGTGTCATTGACATACGGTTTCGTAGTTTAAACAGTGATGGTGGTCCGAAGTATCTATCAAGACCAGGAGCAACGACTCACATCTATAACATCAATGCATTAAGTAATGATTCAGATGTGCTTGCTATCTGCGAGGGTGAACTTGATACAGTTGTAGCCACACAAGCAGGGTTCAGTGCAGTTGGTTTGCCTGGTGCTAATAACTGGAAATCTTTTTATACTCGTGTGCTTGCTGACTGGTCAAAGGTTGTGTTGTTGTGCGATGGTGACAACGCAGGGCGTGAGATGGCTAAGCATCTAAGCCGAGAACTAGACAATGTGTTCCCAGTCTTTATGCCTGAGGGTCAAGATGTTAATGATGTTTATTTATTAGAAGGTGCTGACGGTTTACGAAAGCGAGCAGGCGTTTAAACATGATGGTAAAGAACTCATCATTTGATTTAGACTTTGGCTACGGTCGCAAAGGTGAACTGTTAGTCGAGGCTTTATTAACGGAAGGCAAGACTGTTGAAGTCAAGCGTGACCGTAAGTGGTGGGCTACTAATAACATTTACATTGAGGTTGAGTGTTGGTTTAACAAGACTAAAACATGGGAGCCATCGGGTTTGATGGTTACTACTGCCGAGTATTGGGCGTTTGTTCTTGAGCGTGGTGTTGTAATGGTTCCAACAGACCATGTGCACTATGCAATCAGGGAGTTTGGCAAAGAGATTACTTGCGAGATACCACCGAACTGGAGCAAGGGTTATCTAATTACTATTGAGGATTTACTAACAACAATGAAGGAACTTAAACATGGACAACAATAACGAATTGTTATGGGAAACCGTATACAAAGTGGCACGCTATAGTGCAACAAGATGTGTGCGTATTCATCGTAACCTCGTGACTGCTGACGATGTGTTCCAACATCTAAACCTATGGGCAGTAGAGCATTGGCATAAGATTGAGGAGTGGGAAGGGCAGGATTCTTTAGTGTTTAAACTGCGCCGAACATTTAACAATGAGTCACAAAAGTTTGCAGCCAAAGAGCGTGCCTATAAATCTAAGTCAAGACCAAGCGATGCGTTCTACTACACACACGAGATACTTCAAGAGTTGTTGCGTGATGTATGGAACTACGAACAGTGGGTGCAATCAGGCACGCCATCAGATGCAGAGTTTATTAGTAAGACAAGTAAACCTAATGAGGGCATGAACAGAGAAGCAATGTTGTCAGATGTAAGCGGCTCGCTTGCCCGTTTAAACGACCAAGACAAAGAGTTGTTGCGGCGTAGGTTTGATGGTGGCGGCACTGACTTCGATGTTCTTGCGGTTGAATACAGTGCAAGTGAGGAGGCACTGCGTAAGCGTGTGTCTCGTGCACTTACTAAGTTGCAAGACAGGCTAGGTGGTGAGCAACCACAATGGAACAATCGTAGATACAGGAAACCCGACAATGATTAGACCTAAATACCAACGCATGAAGCCATGGCACTGGATAGGATTACCATTGATAGGTGCTGGGCTATTGATAGTAGAGATTGGTTATTACATTTACCTAGCAGGAGATAAGATTGCTTGGTTTAAACGCAAACAGATTGGATACATAGACAAATGATTATTGGATTAAGTGGATACGCACAGTCAGGTAAAGATACAGTTGCTGAGTTGTTGTGTTTGAACTATGGGTTTAAGCGCATCTCATTTGCATTACCCATGCGTGATGCAATTTATACATTGAACCCATTGGTTGAAGGAACTAATCGCATCGTTGATTTAGTTGATGAGTATGGATGGGATGTAGCCAAGGCTAACCCTGAGGTAAGACGATTGCTTCAAGTGTTTGGCACTGAGGTAGGTCGCAGTCTTTTTGGTGAAACATTTTGGATAGACCAAGCGTTTAAACGAGCAGAAGAATACGAACGAGTAGTGTTTTCTGATGTGCGTTTTCCTAATGAAGCCACTGCTATTCAAGCAAGGGGCGGTGATGTGTGGCGTATCAATAGACACAATCATGCACCAGTTAATGGACACAAGAGCGAGCATGCAATGGACATGTTCATGTTTAAACATGTGTTGTATAACGATGGAACTATAGATGATTTATCTGATGAAGTGTTTATGCTTGCCAAAGAATTAGGTTTGTAAAATACAGAAGCCCCGCAAAGGACTGGAACCCTGCGGGGCTTTTGTATGGGCATCTACTGCGTGCTTCCCCTTCACATAGGAGATGCCCAATGACTGAACTGTATCACATTGCTATCCCTCGTGGGTCAGAGACTTGTAGATTCATGGCTCGGCGTGCTGCCTGCCTGCGGTAAGGGGTAGTGCCACCCCAAATACCACTGCGTTCATGGACCAAGCCCCACTCAAGGCACATCTCCATGACTGGGCAATCACTACACATGCGAGCAAATACTTTCTCCTCATCGTGGGTAAAGATGTCTTTCTCAGGGTAAAACAATTCAACATCTAACCCCTTACATGCAGCACCATCAGTGAGTTTAGTATTCCAACGCAGTTTAAACGCCTGTAATACTTTGCCTCGGTTCTTAACTTCTCGTTCCTCTATTATGCGGTGGTGTTTAATCTCCATGTTAATACCAGTTCTTTGCTAAGTGATGGGCGTATGCTCGGCAGATTGCACCAGTTTTGCCATATTTTCTTTCGATATATGCAAGCCCAGCATTTACCTGTTTAAACCCATCTTTAGTTGGTTTAACTTTTATATTGACCCATGTTTGAGGCATGAGTTGTGCGATTCCCATGGCTCCACCATTTTTATTAAGCGCTTCGGGTCTCCAGTTGCTCTCTCGCATCCACAATTCATAGAGACATGGATACTGTTCGAGTTGGTTGCGTTCAGTTAAAACTTGGATTGCGTAGCGTTGGTATTCGTTGTGATAGTAAGCAATCACCTCACCTTTTGGTGCGTGTGAAATTATCTGCACTCGTGGGTTGAACACAAGAAAGATTCCAAGGATTACCACTGTTGCAATCCATAGTCGTGCATGCGGGTGGATGTGTTTAAACATACTCAGCCTCCAGTTTTGCACGGTTTCCACACACTCGACTGATGAAAGTCAAGATGTCTTGAGGTATGTCGGTGTCATTACCATGGCTATCTGTTAGACCAACAACAATCATGTTGCCCACAATCGTAGGTGAGTTGCCGAACATGAAAGATAAGGCGCTCGCTACTGAGTTGAGTGATAGTTGCTTAAGTAATCCCTCCTCATTTACATAACCTTGGCACACTCCTGCACCATAAAAGTCATGCATCCCGATGGGTTCGATGAGTCCATCCACTGCTGCTTGCATGTCGGAGAGTTGTTTAAACACCTTCTCCTCGTATGTTCCATCTGTGTATAGCACCACGCCTTTAGCCATTAGTTATGCCACCCTTCTTTTAGTTTGCCGTTCTCGTATTCTCTGCCTACCTTATAGAGTTCGCCGAGTTTATTTATTTCCTCGGTAATTTTATTAAGAAATGATTTACGCTTATCACTATCTAAATGCGCCACCATATCCTCTGTAATTTCGCAACGCCATATAAGGTTAGCCATTGGTTTCACCTTTTAAGTCAGCGATTGTTCGTTCAAGCATGGCTATGCGTTCAGCCTTGTTTAAACGAGGTGTGATTCCGTATCTTAACTTTGCTGCCTTTAACATTGCTTCGTATTCAGCAGTGTGATTAGAGATTAGTTCCTCTACTGCTTCATACTTTGCTCGTGCATACATGTTGCTTGAGATACTCATTAGTTCACCAGCCCCTTCATCATCTCGTTTAGTTCTCCATAAGCAAGGCTGCTTGAGTCATACTTACACCCGTCAAGGGTTGACTTACCTTCAAGTCCAGCGACCTTTATCCAATCACGATAAGGCTTGGCACCTTGGTATCCCTTGATGAATAGGCAGGCGCTTAGGTATAGGGCGTAGTCGTTCTGAATCCACAACGCAATGTTCCATGTGTCGTAGTTTTTCCAGCCCTCGTAAGTTGTTTGTTTACTCATGGCTCACCAGTTTCTTGAGTTGTTGATTGCGTTGGCGTAGCCATGCGTTTTCATCGTTTAGTCTGATGTTCTCTTTAATTGCATAGCCCATTACTGTGAGCGCACCCAATAGGGCGATAATTGTGGCGATGATGTCGCCTGTTCCTAGATACATACCAGTCCTTTGTTCTGTGTAGCCCAGTTGCTACATGTCTTAGGATTCCAGTTCGTTATGTATAAGTCAAGGATTTGTAGCCAGAAATAAAAAAGTTTTTTTGTTTAAACAATACTGTGTATCTTTTAGGTTTTATCAACCTCGTGGTTGATAAAACTAATCTTACCAGACATGTCAAGTCTACTGTTTAAACGCTTGACAATTAGCAGTCCCCCAGGTAGAGTGCTAATCATCTACTGTTTAAACGCATCAACATCACCAGATTCCAGGCAAAAAGAAAGCCCCGCCGAAGCGGGGCAATCTTTAATTGAGATTAGAAGTCGAGCGTATCTTCGCCTGCCCAGTATGCATCAACCCAATCATTGCGGTGGCGCTTGGTTGGTTTGCCATTGTCCATTGCATAACTGCGCCAGTGATTTGTATACATTTGTTTAAACGGTGTGAAGTTTTGATGCTCCACAATCTTGCCGTTCTTAACCTTGAAGTATTCACCCTCTGATGCGGTGTATTCCCAATCAAGGTCTGAGTCCAGCATTACGGCTGCGTTGTTGATTGTCTCCTGAGTTGAGCCGTAAACAAGCGAACCTGATTTGGTTTGCCCAATCCATAAAGGTGAGGAGTTGACACGAGCCAAGTGCAATGTGTTGCCCTTGCCCTGCTCAATCCAAGCCAGTGCTGCGGTGCCTTGCACACGAGACAACACCTCGGCAATGGGCGCTGATGTAAATGCAATCAGTGCTGCGACTGCTTCGCTGTCCACCTGTCCATGTCGCTTGACCTTGAGTTGTTTAAACAACGAGTCATCGTTGGAGATGTGTCCGTTGTGTGTCAACACAATCTTGCCACGAGGGATTGGATGGTTGTTGTTGTTGTTGCTTGGCTGACCTTGAGTTGCCCAACGAGTGTGCAAGATGGCGGTCTGTGCGTTTAAACATAGGCGCTTGCCTGCATCTGTTGTTAGGAACTTTGTTGCAGCCACTGGCGCTTTCGTGATTACACGATTGCCTGAGGCTGGGTTAATCCATGCTGCACCAGTTGCGTGATAGCCACGATGTTCAATGTCCATCAGCATCTGTGCTGCGAGGTCTGTTTGATTCTGATTGTGCTTTGGGTTGAGGCAGAAGCCTGCGATTCCACACATAATTTATTTCTCCAGTCTGCTAGTTGTTATGAGTTAAGTGTATCACATGGGCTGATAACTTTTACCAGCCTGTTTAAACGGTCGGTTGCCAATAGGTAATCGGCATCCTCTTTGTTGTATACACTGTTGAAGCGCCGACCATACAAGTCCACGCCTTCAATGATGTATAACATTTCGTTATCTTTCATCGTATTCATCCAATGATTCCTCAAGAGCGATTGAAGATTCATCATCATCGTTTAAACAATAGTAAGTCCATGCTCCGATAGTTAGCATTAGCAATAACAATGCTCGACCATCGAACCAAGTTAACCACCAAGGCAATGCGTTCATGTTTAAACCTCCCCTACCCAGTTATCATCTTGGAATTCTAAACTATCGTTCGCTTCGTATCCATGTCCAGCATTTAAGTCAGCCAGCCCTAATTGCAAGGCTTCGGCTTCGCTTGATGCCTCGACCTTTACTTCATACCAAGTTGTTGCTTTACGCTGCACTCGATAAGTTGCCATGCTCCAGTCTCCTTTGTTTAAACGGTTAGCAACCTTTGCTATCCGTTAGTGCCTGCCGAGGGGATTGCACCCTCGCTTACCCACTAGGGGCAGGCTGCCTGCTGCTTACCCGTTAAGGCTTGCTGCTCGGTCTTTGAGATACTCGGCGGTCTTAAGGTCGAGATTCGATTGGATTACCAGCAGGCTCAGCAGGTTGTTGCACTTTTGCAATTCAGTGCCAGTGCCCAATGTGTCGGCGGTTAAGATTTGGGATTCACTGAGTTGTTTAAACGCATCAATGAACTTTGCCCACGCCACCGCTTTGGCTCCGTTAAGTGTGCCTTGGTGTAGTCGGATTTCGAGGGTGCCATGGCGGTCGAACGCTTGCAGATTGAAAGACTGGTAGCGGTCGTTGTTGATGTCGGAGATGTTGCCGTTGCGGATTCGCTCGGCGTTAGTCTCGGCACGCTCGGCAGATACTGCCTTGCAGTAAGAGTTGTTTAAACGGCTTGGAGCAACAAGCACGCCGATTGTGTTGTGAACTAGATTCCAGTTGAGATACCAGTTGGCGATGTTGTCGTGGCTCAAGCCTTGAGCGCCGATGTGGACATGGAAGCCAGTTGTGCGGTCAACCTTGCCACCTGCTCCAAGAAGCAGGCGGGCAACGGTTGAAGCCTCGTTTAAACGGATTGGGTCGAGGATTGGAGATACAACCTCGGCACCTCGCACGCTGCCGTCATAAACCGATGACCAAGCCTCGTGAGTTTGGTGCTGGCTGCGTGGCTCGATGCACTCGATGCCTCCACGATTTAGGGCTGCGGATGCAGCCGATGTTGAGATTCCTGCGACTTCAAATTCCAGTCCGAAGGTAGTCATTAGTTTGCCTCCACTAGGGATTGATTGCATGCTGGGCAGATTGGAGCGCCAAGATTCACAAGCGTTGAGCGAGAGATTCGGGCGATGTAGTTGTCGTTTAAACACGCAACCTTAATCAAACGAGTTGATTGTTTTGGTGCTGCGGTGATTTCGATTTTGGCGTGTGGATACTCGCCAAGAGATTCCAAAATTGAGATTGCCCAGTTTGGCAATTCTGCCAAGGGTTGAGCAACGCTTGGAGCAGCGGAGCGCCAGTTGCCAGTTTGAGCCACTCGAAGCAACGGGATGATTGCCTTGGCAACCTCGGTTGCTTGGTCAACGGTTGGAGCCACGAAAATCTCGGCGGTGAAGTCTTGAGATGCAGTTGGTGGCACGATTGCAGCAGTTGCAGCCTTGCGACCAGTTTTTGGAGGGAAGCCACAAGATAGGCGGATTGCAGATTCCTCCTCGCCTCCTCCTTGGATTGTTGAAGCGATTGGTCGGCGAGCAGCAGTTGCAAATGCTGCGAGCCATTGTTCACGATTTCTCATCGTCTTTCCTTTCCAGTCGGGCTGCACCAGTTGCAGCCACTGAGAGAATTGTTGCATTTTTAGTTTAAACAATCAAGCACCCCTAAAACCATTGATTTATACTGACTTTAGAGCAGTTTAAACGATTTGATGTTGATGCGATTACCTCGATTTGGTCATGCAGTGGCAAGCGCAAATAAAAATGCTACTGGCGAGTAATACTCTAAAAGCATTGATTTATACTGGTTTTAGCGATGTTGAAATGTTGTGATGCGCTGAAGTGATATTAAACAACTGACTTTGGCGTATTACTGGCGAGTAGCATTTCGGGCATTGTGGAGCCATTGCCACATAGTGAGATGCCGTCTCACATAGTGAGATGCCCAAGCAAGCCAGCCAAGCCAAGCGCTGCTGCTGCGATTGCTAGGTCGGGGCGAGATTGATACGAGCAGCGAGTCAGCAGCAAGCCAGCGCATAGCCCTGCCAGCCCCTAGTTTTGCCAGCAAGCAGTGCAGAATCAGCAAGCAGTTTAAACAAAAGCATTGCAAAGCAAAATGTTTGACCCCAGGTTTTTAAATATATGTGTGTATGTGTGTATGTGTATCTACCCACATAACTTTGATAGCCCTGGGGTCAATACGCTCTGACCTGCGGTTTTGTCGGTCAGTAGAAAAGAAATAAAAAAGTTACAAATAAAGTGTCCAATAAGTGTCCTTTGGACACCTAATAGTATATGTAGGGCAAAACAATGGTCGCCCTACGCTAAAGTTCATAGGCAGCCCAGAGGCTGCCCCCTAGTAATTGCCCTAACCTACGGCTTCCGCCTTAGGGCTACAGCCTACGGTTAGGAAAGGATAAACTGCAATGCTTCCATAAGGTCGCATTGCTACTACGCCTATGGAAAGAAAAAGAGTTACTGCTGCATCCCATAAGTCGGATGCCATAAAAAAGCAGATTATAGATTTTTTAATGCAAGGCTACTCGGTCCAACGAGCCATGGATGCCGTTGGGAGAAGTGTCAAGACTTACGAGTATTACCGTAAGACAGACCCTGAGTTTGCTGCAGGTATAGACAAACTACGCTCTCTGACCGCACGAGGAGAAATAGGCGGTCCGACCGAAGAAGTCCCGTCTTTTGAAATTTTTTCGGAAAAATACCTTGGGGTCCAAGTTTTTGAACATCAACGCCATTGGATTGATTTATTGGAATCCAGAGTGCCTACGGATGTCCACCCCTCTATCATTTACGAGCCAGGCGATAAAGACCTGCTCATTGTAAACACTCCCCCAGAACACGCCAAGTCAACGACTATTACAGTCAACTATGCCGTGTATCGGATTTGCCAGAACCCTAACATCCGCATAATGGTTGTTTCTAAAACCCAGGCTATGGCGCAAAAGTTCCTGCTCTCCATTAAGAACAGACTCACCCATCCTCGTTATCAGGACTTACACCTCGCCTTTGGACCTCCAGGCGGATTTGAAAAGAACTCTGATTCGTGGAAG